CCAAGAACCAACAAAAATGTCCCCGCAATTTTTGCTGTTTCCTTCAAAACGGTGGTTATCTTTTCCTGAATAGTCTTTCCTTCATCGTCAGCCACCTTTGAATATTCAAATAATGCTATTCCTGCAATCAAAAGCATCAGTCCAGGAAGTATATGACCGGTAGCAAGAAGGAAAAGCCCTACAATGGCTATGACCGGGCCAACTGCCGCAGCCGTTTCTTTCAGAACTGTTACAATTTTTTCCTGAATAGTCTTTCCTTCATCGTCAGCCACCTTTGAATATTCAAATAATGCTATTCCTGCAATTACCAATCCAAGTCCCAGAAGAATATGCCCAGTTACAAGAAGTATAAGGCCAACAACAGCAATCAGACTTCCAATAATTCCTAATGCCTCGGTAAGTCTGGTACGTATGTTTTCTACAAAATCACCATCCTCTTTTGCGGCATTACCTACTTCAAACAGCGCAATTCCGGCAATTATGAGGCCTATTCCAAGTAGCAAGTGCCCTGTTACAGCAAGAATTACACCAATTATTGCAATCATAGGTCCAATGATTTGAAGTAGAGTTGCCAATGCATTCCTTAGTTCTTCTCCAGTGCTGCCCCAATTAAGAGATGCAGCAGTCCAGATCATAGCTGCTCCAAGCAATATCAGCCCTATGCCAAGTGCTATATTTGCGCCAGAAAAGCATAGAATTGCCCCGAGCACAAGCAAAGCCCCGCCAAGTATAATAAATATTCGCTTAACAGTTTCATTTATTTTACCGTCAATAGCACCCCAATTTGCCGCAATTTCCTGTGCTAGAACAGCTGCGCCAAGTACCATCAGGCCCAACCCAAGGGGAATGTTTGCGCCAGAAAATAGGAGAATAGCGCCAATAACCAAAAGTGCACCGCTCAGATAGACCATAAGCTCGTCTATTATGTCTTTGTATTTACCAGGGGTGAAATCAAAATCCGGCATGATCTCGTCTCCAGCACCACCACCGCCCCCCGCGCCCTTCGCATTCTCTGTGTTAATGGTGTTGATTTCATCGAACCCGGCCAGGGACCCCGCTGCCTCGTCTGCCGCCTCACCAACCGCGCCTATTGCGTTAGCTTCTTTGTACAGGGCTTTAGCTCCATCTTTTGATTGCTTGATTGTCTTCCCGAATAGAGAGGAGACAAACTGCGCAACAGCTGTAATAATCCGGGTCAGGATATTCACAAATAGCGTGAACGCAGGTATGATGATCTCTACAAGTGGTTGGGCCAGGGTTAGAAGCGCTCCTTTGAGCTGTGCAATGGACTGCCGGGCCTCCTCGTTGGTTTTGATGCTTTTGCCAAGCCATCCCGTAAACTGGCGCAGCCCAGCGGACAGAACATTAAAAATAAATGCGGATGCTAAAATCTCTTTCAGGCGTTTCCAAAGATCATCCATTCTCTTACGCGCCTTCTCTGTTTCCTCCTTCATTTTCCCGGATTCTTTTTTTGCCTTGTCCAGCTCCTGTACGATGCCTCCGGCGGCATCCTGCTGGCGGTGCAGCTCGTTCTCTGCTTCGGCCAGCTTTGATGTATATCGCTCTACCTCACTCTCTGTCTGGTTCCATTCCTTTTGCAGGGCGTTAACTCTGGTCCGCTGATCTTCCAACGCCTGCTTGACGTCCGAAATTTGCGCGGCATACCCCTCTCTGGTCTCCAGATCATACGATTTGTCCTTTGACATGTTCCGGAGGTCTGCCAGACGGTCCTTTAGTTCCTGAAGCTTTGCCTTTTCTTCATCCAGGACGGCGGCATCGAATACTCCTTTTTTCTGCGCCTGATCCCGTTTCTCGGTCAGCTCCGCGATCTCGCTCTCTTTCTTTTCGATTTTCTTGGTCAGGGATTGCAGGTCCTTTTCCAGCTGCTCGTTGTCCAGCGCGGTGGAAAAGGTGATTGAGCCTGCTTTCATGCGGATCACCTTCTTTCAATGATCGTATGGATGTGGTAGAATAGGGGGAGGAAAGGGGGTGAGAAAATGAACTTACCAGATTTTGAAATTTTCCTCGAAGCGATCAATAAAGATGCGTTACAGGAAGTTGTTGAAGATTCCATTGGTTCCAGAATAATTTATACCGATAATTTATTGAAAGATGGAAATTTCTCTGAACTTCTTACGCAAATAATCTATCAATCTGTTGAAATATCTAGCAAAATTTCTCTTATCTATTTGCAGACATACCATCAATGGCTGCAACGGCAATTTGAGCAATCCTCCGGCGATCCAGGTTGATCTCCTGCTTTGACGTTCTGGACTCAGTATTTCTGTACTGAGGTACTATCTCGGAGCGTTCCTGCCCGTTCTCGGCAGGGACGCTCTTGCTTTGCGAATTGTCCATGATTTCACCACCTAAAATAAAAATTCCCGCCACCTCATAGAGATAGCGGGAATTTCGATGTATTCACTTATTACGCGTTGGAAACTGCTCCGATGAAAAACGTCGCCAGGGCGATCACGCCCACACCTGCTGCGCCGCACAGCGCGGCCACACCACATACCATGCCGACGTACAGGCCGCCAGCCGCCAGAAGGCACAGGGCCCGGAAGCGGTGCTCCGGCATCGGCGGCCACTCAATCGTCACGCCATCCTGGTCAAACCATATCCTCCTCATTGCGGCACCTCCAGTCCGGGCCTGCCGAACAAGTCGAGCTGGCCGCGTATCTGCTGGTTCAGCGCGGGCGGCACCGGGAAGCTGATGGCCTCGCAGGTCTGCTTAATCATCATGCCCACATCAAACGGGCTTGCTCCCATGTCCAGCATCACCCGGCGCGTCAGCCGCATGAAGCCCACCGCACTGCTAAACGTCACGCCGTCTGGGAGGGCGGGGGTGCGGGGGGCCGGGACGGAATAGGTGCCGGTTTTACGGATAGAGGGAATAACTTCATGAGTAACCCACCTCTTGAAGTCCTTTGCCTCTGGCTTATTTGATCGGAGAATGGTACTGTATAAACCGGGCTCATTAACTATGTATGTTTTTTGGGATACACCTCTTGCATCAAGGAGGTGGGCAAAATCCACCTCGTCGGAATCAAGTCGTTTTGCTGCATCAAGAGCCCGATCTAAACCGAGCACATCGCAAACATCTCTTAAAACCCACCAAACGCCGTCATCTTTCTCGATTGTCCGTACAGGCTTTTCTTTGTAGTTGAAAATTTGCAACTCGTTCATGCCCTTGCCCTCCCCTCCGCCTTCGCGGCGCGGTAGCCTTTGGCCTTTCCGTAATTGAACGCCAGGCAGATAGCATTAAAGGATAAATCGCTACAGGCATCCGCTTGCATTGTAAGTTCAAACGCCTCTGCAAGATTCAGCCTATAGAAACTGTCCAGGCGATCGTTCATCTTCGTCCGCTCGATGTAGCGGCGCATCTTCTCAATCTCGCTCATGATAACCTCCTTGATTTTTCAGTGGAGGCCTGATATACTTGGAATATCGAACCTCCGGTTTGATGAGACAATCGGGCTTGCTTCCTACGGCCTCCCGGTTGTCTCTACTTTTTTTCCCTTTTTTTCGCTTCTTCGTACATTTTCTTAAGTCCTTGGCGAATAACCTCAGATTTTGGAATCTGTAGAACCTCGCTACAAAAGGAAAGTCTCTCTAATTCTTCATCAGACATCCGTATTCGATACCCTCTGTCCTTTGAAGAATCTCCGATGGGTGGTCTCCCTGTTTTTGGGGACACTTTTCAAACTCCTTTCTTTTGGATACCCACATTATACGTTATGGATACCCATATGTCAAGGAGTTTTTCAAAAAATTAAGACCTCCGCCACAAAAAGTAGCGGAGGCCCCAATTTTATAAAACTTTCTACTGAATATTGATTATATCCGAATCAAAAGAATCGCTCCAATCATTTGTATTGAAAATGTGGAAAGAAAATTCTGCACTTGTGATAGGAAGGGTTATTCCACGCATCTCTAGGTTATATAGCCATATCACATCATTTGCAACTTTTCCAGCCTTTACATCACAAGAAAAAATGCTGTCAGCCATTATGCCATTTGCAGATAACTCCCTAACCTGTACAGTATAATCTTTGCCAGAATTGTTTTCGATCTTCAACTTAATATCATATCCCTTTAAGCCAGTTGCTTTGGGGGCAAACCCAAGGAATGTGATCTTCAAGCCGTTTTGCTCCATAATCACATTACCAGCCGCCTGTGATGGGGCAGTCTGCTCAGGAACCGTTGGTTGCGTTGGTACTGATCCGTCCCTAGTGAGTTTTACAGTTTGTGTTGCTCCATCCCAAGATACCCCCAGCCCAAGTGCATCCGCAATCGCTCGAACGGGTAAATATGTGGTGCCATTCACAGTGAACGGCTCTACAATGTTCCCATTCGAATCCTTTGGTACGAGTTCCAACCCATCAAGGGTAATCTTGATTCCGCTGTAGTTCGCATCAAGTTGCCGGACTGTAGCAGCCAGCGCAGTTGTTCCCAAACAGAAAATTAGTGTTGCTGTAATCAATCCGAGCGCAAAGCCCTTCCATTGCCGATTCTTCTTCATTATTCCACCCTCCCCAAAATCAGGGCACACGCCCTGTAAAAGGGATGATACCACATCCGCCGCCAGGAATCAACCAAATATTACAAAAATGTGAACGTTCGGCCCCGCGTCGGAGGCGGGAAGTGGGAAGTGTCATATTTTTGTAACCGCCGTTTTGTTGACTTTTTTGTGCCATGTGCATATAATAGTGGACAAGAGGTGATATTATGGTTAAAATCGTTGATGTTGCGGCTTATGTCGTCAAAAAGTACAAAGAAGTCACTGGCGAGGTTATAGACGAGATGAAGCTTCACAAGCTGCTCTACTTCATCCAGCGGGAATCCTTTGCTCTTACAGGGGCGCAGGCTTTCGATGGGGACTTTGAAGGCTGGAGGTTTGGGCCCGTAAGCTGTGATATACGAAGCAACTATTTCAACGGCGAAATACTGTGTCAGACTAACGAAGTGCCAGACGAGGTAGCCTACATCTCCAACAACATCATTTTTGAATACGGCTCTTTGGCCTCCTGGAAACTCAGTGAGCTGTCCCACAAAGAATTGTCCTGGAGAAGGGCACGGGAAGGCCTGGCTCCTGGAGAGAACGGGAGCCGTGAGCTGAAGCTTTCTGACATTCGGGAAGACTCAAAAAAGATACGGCCCTATGACCATGTGTGGGATATGTACTACGATGAGTTCGATGATCTTCAGGAGGAGGTTGTTTCTCCTTGATAGGGAAGGTCTATATAACCGCAGTCAACTTCTACGACGTAAGGAGCAACGCAGTAAAAAGGAAGACACGTCCGGTTCTAGTCGTTGGAGGGCCAAACGAAAACGATTATACCGTTCTTCCGATTTCAACCATATCAAATCGCGCGAACGTGAATGCTTATTATGACATTTTGGTCTCCGCTCACGATCAATCCATTTTGAATTTAAAAAGAGAGTGCTTTATCAGGACACATAAGCAAATGCCAGTTCACGCTGCCGAGCTCATTCATGAAATTGGAGATATGAAGCGAGACTGCCACGGTCTGTATGCAGATGCGCTCTCCAAGATGGACGAGTTCCAAAAGGAAATCATAAGCTTCTCTTTATAGGCAATCAGGACTTCTGACGAGACAAGAGACGGAAAGCATCGCCCCCTCCGCAGGTTTTAGCGGAGGGGGTTAGGCAGTCATGCGCTTTTCTGGGGCAGGCATCTCAGATCGAAGAAAGAGGTCTGGCCCTCGATCTGCCTGCTCAGGGCGGTTGGTATGGGGAAGTTGTAGGTCCGGAACACATCCCGGACCATGGAGCCCACGTCTGCTGGGAAGCTGTCCATATCCAGCATGAAGCGGCGTGTGATGGAAATCAGCTTAGCCAGCCCGGCAGGGGAAACCTCAGGGGAGCGGTGCGGCGCGGTCAGAGCCCGCCTCATTTCCTCGAAGGCGGAGACGTAGGCAGCGGTAAACAATACGCCCTTCTTGCCGGTGATCTTGTTGGCGATCATGTCACAGCCTTTTTTTGTGATTAAATAGTTCGGATATGTGCGGTTTTGGCTGTCTGTGTAGGTGCTTTCGATAAAGAAATCAATCTGGGCGATTTCGCCCTGATCTAAATATTCGCAGTAGGAGCGAATAGTTTTCAGCAAGCCGTTGTGCTCACGCCCGACCATCTGTGCCACGTCACGGCTGTCGATGACCTGCTTACCGTGGAAGTCAAAAATTTTCAGTTCGTTCATTTGAGAGTTCTCCTTATTTTTCATATAGGAGAGGCGGCGGGGGCATATCCCGCCATGCGTTTCCTCTCAACTTTGGAGCATTGGCATTTCGCCCAGGCCCGCCGGCCGCTCCCAGATGCATCTGTTTAGTGCTATTATACCAGATGAAATACTTAATTGCAACATATACCTATTTAATAACGTTGACAAACGCATTAAACACGGTACGTTTACAATAAGTTCAAAATTTCCGCTATCTCTATGAAGTTGTCAAGGTGCGCGTGGCTCTTATTACCGGAGCCACTTATCAAGTACAGCGTCCTCCTGGGGGGTGTACTTGGTCTTCAGGTCCACCATCTGCCGGTTGCGGCGGTAGAACTCCTGATCTGTCTTATCCAGGGCCTTCCCCCGGGCCTTGTGGTCCCGGATGCGGACCACAATGGCGAAAGTACAGTCTCCGATTTCGCGATAGGCCGCCAGGAACGTCCACCAGTGCATATGCTTCTCAGCTCGGATATCGCGCCCTATAGCACGATTGATTGGAGCGACGATATATGGGAAATCCTGCTCCCAGTCCACCAGGCGGAGCGGCTTTTTCTCAGGCGTCTCATCCGCTCCGCCGTTGATGAACCACATGCCCATTTTCAGCGCGTCCTCGTAGTGCTCCGGCGGCATATCGTCAAAATCAGGATACAGGCCAATGAGTACGGCCATTGCCCGGCCCCGCTCATCCTCCTCCGGGTTCGCGAGGTCCGTCATAATGTCCAGAATGCAGCGGTAGTCCGTGCATATGGGATACGTCACGCCCTGGACCTCTACGCTCTCTGGCAGCCCCCAATTCATTTCTGAAACTTGGCGGCATACTTGGCGTACTTGGCCTTGTACTTGGCAATTCTGGGGTCTGCCTGCTTCTGGATATCTCCGATATTGCCCTCAATCTCATCCAGGATGATGAGCATCAGGTTGAGCCACGCGGGAAAGCCGTTGGCGAACGCGCACAGGCTCATATCCCCGAATACGGCCTGACAGACCGGCTGATGAAAGAGGCCGTCCAGGATTTCGGTCATTGCGTCATCGCGCTCATGTGCCAGCGCAAACGATCCTCTGTGGTCCTCCAGCGCTTCCGCCTTCTTGCTGTACTCGTCCTGGGTCTTCTCGAGCGCGTCAAAGGTGTTGTAAAACCGCTCTACGAAAGCCCTGTCGGCGGGGTTGAAGGCCACCACCGCTGCGCCGTTGATCTTGTATTCAACAATACCGGAATCAAACGTCAGTTCCTTCATACGGGCTCACTCACCTTTCTGCTGGCGGTGGAGGCGGCGGTATCCGGCGTGAAGGTGATCTTGGTGATCTTCCCATCCGGAACCACGGTGGCGGTGCCGATCTCCCTGGTGCCGCCGAAGGTAATGTCAATGGGCATGGTGAGGCTTCCGCCGCCGGGTCCGCCCAGTCCGGAGGGCTTGACCATGGAGCTGGGATACCGCTCCGCAAAGACGTTCCCGGCCTCGTCCTGGGCATAGAGGTGGATACGGAGCAGGTCCTGGTTGCAGAGGGCGGGCGCGTCCTGATCCACGACGGCCAGCTGCCACACGTGCTGCTGGTACTCGTCGCCGGAATCCAGCTCGCAGGGGTCAAAGGTCTGGGTGATGACAGGGGTCAGCATGGTGGTATAGGTGTCGCCGAGGATATCCTTTTTGGTCTCCTCACCCCAGTCCAGCTCAGAGGAGCTGTCCTCCACTCGCTTGCCCAGCCTCCCCCACTTCGGGGCCTCGTAGGTCCCGCTGTTGCCGCAGCAGAGGTAGAGCTTGCGATCTACCACCTGCCCTGCGGGTGTGTTGAATTTATAGGCCATGATTTCACTCCTTTTCAGATAAACCACGGATTTGTGGTTGGAAATATTTTGATGAATTGGACGGACAACTGCACCATGTAGGTTGCCAGCCCCTCGTCTTGCGCTTCATACAGGACGCCGTTTTGGGCGGCGATCTGTTCGCGGTTCGGGGTATCCCCGAACACGGGCGCGAGGCCTCTGGCGGACTGCTCCTGGACCCACTCCTGAAAGTCCATCAGCCATCCGGCGTTGACCGCCGCGCCAGCGCCGTCTCCTGGCGCTTTCTCAAATACATAGTACAGGCCGAAATTGTATTGATTGGTTACAGCAACATTTCCGAAGAGGTCCGTTTTCCGGCTGACCTCCACCAGCCCGGAGGGGAAAAGCCCTCCGTTGGCCGGTATCTGGTCTGTAAAGTCAATCTGGAACTCCCGGAGGATATCCGCGCCGGGGTAGCTCTTGACGAACTCGGTGATCTTCTCCAGCGCGGTCATCGTCCGGCCCTCCTGTCTACATAGGCCTGGAGGTCCTGCTGCATGGCGGGTCCTTCTTCGGCGATCAGGCGGCGGTCCCAAAACGGCCCCGCTTTTGGATTTTTTGTCTGGTCATATTTGATTTTCCGACTGCTCTCTACCTTTTTTACACCTTTTCTGGACCTCCAGCCGTTTTTTGTCAGGAAACCGGCGGCGCCGGTATCCGGGTCCACCATCACCTTCCCATAGTAGAGCATCCTGGCATATGGTGCATCCACGTGTATGAACGGCTCATCCGCAGGGCTCTGGACAATCATCAGCTTGATGGTGGCCCCGGTCCGGTAAGGCATGTACTTCTGGATACGGCGGCGGACGTTGGCGGTATGAAACTTCTGCACATCCCCATGCGCCGTCACGCCAAGACCGTCCATCACTTTCTGAACCGGAGCCATATCTACTTTGATGTGACCGACAACGTTCATCATTACCCTCCTGCCTCTACATGGACCATCCGCCCCTTCCAGTACTTAGGGTCCACCCACTTGACAACCACCAGGCCGGGGGTATTGGACGGGATAAACCGCGCCCAGTCCTCCCGGGTGGTAATCTCCGGCCCCTCGCCCAGCAGCACCTTATCGTCAGCCGCCACAGGGCTTTCGCTGCATGGGATGACCAGCAGGAAGCTGTTGACCTCCGTACTGCCGGTTTTCCCTACGCCCTGGACCTTCTTGAAGTCCAGGAACGCACCTTTTTCAATCACCTTTCGGATGACCGTTTCTTTCTTATCCCAGTGGTAGACCGTCACTGTCTGATTGCACAGCTGGTAATCCACGGGGGAGGCGCGGTGCTTGACCCGTACCATCACCGCACCCCCCTGAAGATGTCCAGATGCCGGCAGGCACAGCGGTACAGCTCCTGGGCCTGCCCCTTTGGGCTCAGGTCCACCATCTGGGCGGAAGCGCCTCCATAGCTGACAGATACGCTGCCAATAGCTGCGGACTGTACTGGGCCGCCCTCGCCACTGGACAGAAGATCAAAGCCGTACAGCGCCTCCGCAATCGCGCAAACCGCCCGTTCCTCGCCGTCCGGTATATCATCAGGCACAGTAACCGTATAGGCCCGCTTATACCGGGCAATCTGCTCCGCCCCGCGGGCCGCATATCCCATCCATTCTTCAGCCGGGATGGAGCTGCCGTGATAGACCTCCGAATAAAATTCGTAGGAAACTTCCATAAGGGCTACTTCATCTTCGCGGAAGCGGCGGAGGCAGCAGCAGCGGACGAAGTGTTGAACTTGATCGCGCTCTTTCGCTTGTTGAGGATGAATACATCGTCGTAGGCCTCCTCGAAATAAATCCACTTGCCCTCGGACCCCGCGCTGGGGCTGTCCAGCTGGGCAAAGGTGTACTTCTCCGGGGTAATGACCGCAGAGGGATGGACCAGGAGCATGTTGATCTGCTGGGCGCTCTCGCCCGGCGTCCAGCCCTCGGTGAAGTCGTACTTGGTTTTCATCAGGGCGGAGGGCACATCCTCAATGCGGACCTCCTCCAGGGAGGATACAGCCCGCTGGATGGCCGCGTCGCCGTTCTGGATGAACCGGGTCAGCTCCTTGGCGTTCTTGAGCATGGAGCGGATGACCGGCGTTGTGTACAGAATCCGGCCTACCTGGGGTACGTTGGCTTCATCCATGGCCACCATGTAGCCGTCGAACACGGAGAGGATGTTGTCAGTCGTCAGAGCGGTGGTATCCGCTGCGCCGCCGGCGTCATTCCACTCGGAATACAGCTTGGAGATGAGGTATGCGTCCATTTCCGGAAATTTCTGTTCCTCGTTGAACACCTTGGTGATATTCTGGATAGAGGCCACCTGGTTGGTCTCGTCGATGTCCAGGGGATGGACCAGGGTGGACCACTTGCGGTGATGGTTCAGGGTCTTGGGCTCCCAGGCGTTGTTGTAGTTGCGCTTTGCCACGCCGATGGTGTCGCGGTCCGCGTCCACCCGGCCCGTGGTGGTCAGGCTGGGGATTTGGATGGTGTTGGCCCCGGTCCAGCGGTAGCGGGAATCGTTCTCCGCGCTGCGCAGGGCCGCGAAGTGCAGAACATAGGGGTAAGCCTGGGCAAGGGCCTGGGAATAGGCCTGCGCGTAGTTCAATGCTGCCATGATTGATCTCTCCTTTTCTTACTTTCCGGTGGCTGCCGGGGCCCTCACCCCGGTAAAGCCAAAGTTGAAGCCGCTACCGCCTGGGAGCGGCTGCGTGCCGGTCCCGGCTGCATAGGGAGGCGGGGTCTCCTCGCTCTCGAATAGGTAGCCGCTTTCCTTCTTCAGACCCTCCAGAGCGGTGCGGATGTCCGTCTCGCGGTTCTTGCTGGCTCTGAGCGTATCCACATCCAGCATGGCCCGGACGGCCTTCACGCTGCGTCCCTTGGCGGCGGTGATGGCATCCTTGAGAACGCCGTCAAATTCCAGCTCCGAGAGCTGCGCCTGGTGCTCCGCCTCCTTGGCCTTCAGGTCCTGGGTGAGTTTGGCCACCTGGCCCTGGAGGTCCTTGACGTCCACGCCCTCGAAGGCCTTGAGCCCGTCCTTGGCGGCGGTCAGCTGCTCCTTGATGGACTCATAGTCTGCGTAGGGCTTTACAGCAGCCGTCACGTCCCGGTCATTCTCCGCCAGGATCGCGTCAATGATTTCCTTGGGCAGCGGCGCATCCCCTACCTTGAAGTTCTGTAAAAATTCCGTTTTCATTGTGTTCTCCTTTCTAACATCAAAAATAAAAGAGCCGATTACCGAGTATTTCTCGGTAACTGGCTCCTATTGCCCTCCGTAACGCCAATCCGTTACGTGCTATGTTTGATTGTCTTTTTGACCTCCAGGACAATAATGTGGTCTCCCTTTTTCCTGACTTCTGCATCGTTTCCCCGTTTCAAAATAAGTTCAATGGCCTGTATTGCTTTCTCATCCATATTACGTCCTCTTCTCGCCGAAACCCGCCACCTCTGTACGCTCGTACTGTGTGCGCAGTCCGGCGGCCTTGGAGAACTGGCGGTACCTCTGATTCAGGATGGTCAGCTTGGTCTTATCCTGGGCCAGTTTCTTTGCGCCCCCAGCGGTCTCATCCACCATCACTCGCCATTTCTGCAGACGGATGGCCTGCTCCAGCTTGCGCTGTATCTGGGTGGCCTGATATCCTGTGTAATGGACGCCGTCCACCGTCACACCCTTCTTGTTATCCTCCCGGAACTTCTCCAGCTCAGCCGGCGTATACTGCGGCGAATTAACCCCTAAAATGATGGGGAAGGCGGCGTGTCCGCAGTTGAGCGTCCCGATCCGCCGGCGGAGGGCATTGTTCAGACGATGGTATTCCTCGTCCGGATACTGCTTGCCCTGGATGGGCTCGTGATCCGGCGCACTGTTTGCGTGGGCGGTGATCTCCCAGCCGTCACATCCCAGCTGGTCATGCACCGTTTGACTAATCTGCTCCTGCATCAGGCCAAGGCCACCCATGATATTTCGCCGGACTGCGGCCTCCAGGCTGGTATGTACGCCGCTCTCATAGTCGATCACCCGTAACCTCTTGTCCGCCAGATTTCGTGTGGCTTGGCGGATGGCCTCTGTGTAGCTGGCCGCGCCGGTGATGACCTGCTTGAAGGCAAAATCTGTGCAGGAACGGTAAGCGTCCTGGAGCGGCAGCGCATTGCCGAATTGGTCTACCATGCCTATTGTCTGGGTGATGTTGGTAAAATCCTCCTGGGCCAGCTTCACGGCAGCGGATACGATTTGCTGCAATGATGAATTTTGCTCAAAAGGAATGGCATCCGCTGTCGGGAACCGGCTTACATCCAGGCTGTATCCTGACTGTGCGCTCTCGTACATAATCCTTCGGATTTCCTCATGGGACAGCTTCAGCATCCGACGCAGCTCTTTCTTGATCTTTCCCTGGGAGATGCCGAGCTGCTGGGCTCTCCAAATCTGATAGGCCGCCGTGCTGGTGAGCTCACCGGCCTGGGCAATGCGCCGAACAATATCCCGCAGAAGATACTCCGTAATTGGGTCCGTTATCTTTCGGACGCCCTCCTGTAAAGCGCTAATCTGGTCCGGCGTGAGCATTACACATCATCCTCTGTCATCTGCTGTACCTCCGGCATATACCTGGCGCGGATAGCCGCCAGGTCCGCCGTAGTCTCTGTGGGCATCCCGAACCGCCAGCCCAAAGCAATTTCCGGCTTGAGAATCCTACGGGCAACCATGTCAAGATAGTCAGCCCAGGTCTTATCCTCATCATACAGAATGCCGTTGCCCCAGTCGATGGAAATCGCGTCCTCCGCCACCTCGTGAGCCTCCGGAACATGGTACATCGGACCTAGGATGCCGCAGAGCCGGACCGCCTCCTTCACAGCATCCTCAAGCATCCGCTGAAATGATATGATGGTCAGATTGTAGTCGCCGGCAGAGCTTGTTATCTCCGTAGCCGTCCGCTCTGCCTCTTCCACCTCGCTGAGCAGGCCGCGTTTCAATCCGATGACGCTCTCCGCCGCCCGCAGATAGGACTGCTTCCTGGCCAGGAAAGAGGATTCCCGCAGCTCCGGAGAGAAAATAGTCATGCCAACCAAATCCGGATCGTCGTCTATCCCAACAAAGAGATTGTCCTCCAGCCGCCTCCGCCCGTCCTGTCCTTTTCGCAGCAGGTCAGAAGATGCAATAATCCGGGACTGTCCGCGGTCAAACTCTCCGTTCAGAAGCGCCTCGTTGTGGTCAATGTTGTGGATCAGGCCAACCGCAGGGGCGTATACGCTCACGCCGTCCTGGCTGCCATCTACGCAGTTCTCCAGAGGCGTTTTCAGTCTTGCCAGGCCTATTCCGCCGAGAGGCTTGGGAAACGTGTACTCCTCCGGAAGCGCTGCATATTTTTCCAGGGCTTTCAGGGGCACCGGCATACCAAGCGTGTTTGGCATATCGGACTGATAGAGCATGTTCCGGACGGTCAGATATCCGCGGGGGTCCACGGTCCGCCGCTCCAAAAGCGTGTAACACCTGTTGCTGCTTACTGTGTACTCGGATGATCCGATATCGTTGGGCGTTCCATGACTGTCCCGTCCAAAAACCACCACATTGTCACGTCTTATCACAGAGAATGAGAATCCGTTCTTTTCCGGAATCGGCTTTATCCACGCTTCTCCGCCAATGAGGGCCAGCTGCATAGCTTTTGACTTGATCCTGCCCAGCGCATCAAGAACACCTTGAGCAAACCGGTCTGAGCTCTCTGCCTGATACTCGCCAAAGGCCGTCTTTGTCAGCTTGTTGACGATGGTATAGGCGATCTCCTGGCAGGGGTCAGAATCTTCCGTAGCATTCCGGTTGTAGTACAGAAAAGCCCACTCTTTTATTGCCGCCAGCATCTCCCGGGAGGTGCAATCTTTTGCCTTGAAAGCATCTTCAATGCTGTATGCTCTGCTCAGCGCAGATAAAATGCTCATGTGCGCCCTCCGGTCTGGATCGTGATCCGGCGCACAGACCGCATGGCGGTCTCCAGGCCGTCTATGTAGGCGTTCAGCTCACGAATTTCCTGGTTCTGCCGCTCCAGCTGGGCAAGCAGGACCCTATTCTCCTTGTACACGGTATCCTTTGCCCAGGCAGGCAGGAACCGCTCCAGCAACCAACTTTTCAGCCTCATCGTCCTCTCCTCTTCCACACAGGCTCCATGGCGTACCGGACAGCGTCAATGCTGTGGTTGGCCGCATCGGGATATCCCTCCAGCACCTCGTTTGTCTTGGGGTCTCGCTCGTACTCATATTCGCCGAACTCTTTCGCGGTCTCAGGGCATCTGTCCGGGTCAATGACAATGGCGCGGAGAGATTGCAGCCACTTGATGCCGTAGTCCACACTGCCCGGGCCCTTCTGCGCCTCACGCATCCGGAACCCGTAGGCCTTGAAATCGGCCACGTTGCGGTCCCCGCCGCTGCCGGGGTCTGCCAGGATCAGATCGTCCATGTGATGCCTGATCTTCTCCGCCCAGGTGGCGTTGGACTGCCGGTGGCCGCGAAACTCCTCGTAAATGTACAGCGTCTGGGTAGCGCTGTCATATGCGCAGCCGGTGAAGTGGTTGGGGTCCGGATACCAGCCCCAGTCCTGCCCGAAGTAGTGATAGTCGAACGCAGCGATCTGATCGTCAGCGATCGGCAGCATGCACAAGTTTTCAAACACCGCCGATCCGCTGCCTACCACCTCACCGCGGTACTCGTGGCGGTAGGCGGTCTCGTTGGTCTCCTTCAGGTGCTGGGCATCGTTCAGAAAGCGCTCGCCAAGCCACTCCGGCGGTGTGGTGAGGTATGTGCTGTGATGGACCATGCGGCCCGCCTTCTTCTCCAGGACATACCCATTCGCCCAATTCCGGGCCATGGCCGGCGGGTTGAAGGATTTGAAGCAGAACGAGTACGGACCGCCGCGAAAGATAGACTGCTCAACATTTCGCACCTGGTCCGGCCTGTCAAACTGGTCCAGCTCCTCAAACCAGCCTATGCCGATATAACCGAACGGCAGCTTGATGGACTTGAGCTTTCCCGGATCGTCCAGGCCGAAGAAGAGTATCTTCTGCCCGGTTTTGAGGTAGGTGCATTCCATGGGGCTGACCGTGCATTTGAATTTGCTGGACAAGCCCAGCTCCGCAATGGCCCAGCAGATTTGCGCATACACGGAGGTGCGGAGCGTGTTGCCCACCTTGCGCAGCGCCACCGCGTGACAGTCCGGATGACGCAGGAGCAGCAGAACCAGCTCAACGGATATGTAGCTGGACTTACAGGACCCGCGCCCGCCCTTCTCTACCAGCTCGTTGATCTCTCCGGACTTCACCGCCCTGTGAGATTCCTGAAAGGCTGAGGAAATAACATTCGACAGCTTACAAGTCGTCAATGATCTGCACACCTCCATCGTCAGTCTGATTGGTCTCTACCTTTGTGCTGTATCCGTGCTTGCTCATCCATAGCGGCGCAAGCTTTGTATCGATGACACCAAGCTCGAACTTCATCCGGGCGTCAACCTCGCACTCCTCCCTCATGCGTGTAGTGATGTCAGCATAGCGGGCGTCTGCCACATACCGCTCGTAAAATGCGGCCCGGGAGATGCCAGCCCACACGCAAAAACCCTCGATGGTGTAGCTCACGCTGCGTTTGAGCTCTGCGCTGACAAATTCCGAATTCTTGGAGCTGAAGTCATGGGTCAGTACGCGCCGGTTGTCACACCAGGCCTTGTATTCCTCCCAGGCGGAGGACAAAGCCTTTTCTGATTTGAATTTTCTTGGCCGTGGCATAAGTCCACCTCCTCTCAGTCAGAATTTATCTCCCACAGCCCAGGGCGGCGAATTCGCCGCCCCGAACTATGGAGGGGGAAAAATACAGGGGATGGAAATCCCTGCATCCCCTATCATAGCATAGATTTTGAATCGCGTTCCCCTTAAAAGGGGAGTGATTTTAATAATTTGTTCTGCCCCATAGATAATCCATGCTAACTTTGAAATAATCTGCTATTGCTGCAAGAGATTCTGCTGTTGGATTCGTCTCTCCTCGTTCATATCTCCGGATTGCATCAGTCGGCAATCCAATCAGCTCCGACGTTCTCGCCATGCTCAACAGTGGTCTCTTTTCCTCCCGCAGCCTCCGCAGCCGCACAGAGAACTCATTCGTCATCCGGCATCACCCACTTTCCGCAGTGCAGCCACTCTACGACGGCAAATTGACGTTTGCAGTCTTTGTTCGCGCATGTAGAGCACTTTCTGGCAACTCTCCTCTTGCGCTTAGGCGGGGGCGCTGGCGGTGCAAGAGCCCCAAGGCCGATCGGCGTAATGCAGCCCTTCCAGTTAACCATGCTTGTCCTCCTCTCGGCTGATCTTCTCCACACAGACGTATATCCCCGGCACTTTGGCCCAGAACTTTTCGCAAATCTCCGAGGACACCTGCGCGTCATCCATCCAGAACCCCACAGCTGTCATGCAGTCCTTGAGGAGCTTTTGCAGGTTGTCGGTATCGGGCTTGGTGATCCGGTACTCACCGTCCTTGTGCGGCCCTCTGGGGAAGCACCACTTCACCAGCAGCCGCACAGCACCCTCCAGCGGGTGCGCCGGCTTATGCCCGGCCAGATGGGCCATCAACTTGGACCGGGCCGCCACCAGCTTCGGGGGATCGTAGAATACTGGCCTGCCCTTCACCACCCTCACCGCCTTCTCCTGGTGGGTGGCGGTGGGCGGAGGAAAAATTCAATCCGCATAATCAACCCCACGCCACGTCCCTGTCGCTTTGTCGTAAACGATGTACTTCGTCTTGACTGCGTTAAATATCAGCTGCATGATCTCCGGCTGGCTTGTAAGCCACCTGACCACCTCGCTTTTGGCAATATCAAATCCACTGCCCGGCAGCGTATGGTGCAGCGGCGGCATTTTCTTCGCAACGTCGAGCCTCCATGTTTTCCGCACCTGATGCT